ATCCCTGATGTAGTAGATAATACTCCTATTTACCCATTTGATTATAGATTAGGATTTGGTATAAGAAAATTAGCTAGATTTAATTATGAAAGAAAACCTAAAAACTACTATGATGGTACTGAAGAGCAATTAGTATTTGATGCCCCTACGTCAGCAGTCACAGGTTTAGAATATCAATTTCATTTTGAAAGAGAAAGATGGAGAGGAGAAAATTTTAAAAATTATAACTTTTTTATAAAACACACAGGAAAATATCATATTTTAAAAGTTCAATCTAGAGAAGTAGGTAAAATAAACTTAAATTTTAACTCAGCAGAAGTAAGAGGTAGATTACCAATTGGAAAGAAATTTAGCATATCTGCAGGTGCTATTTTAAGAGGACATGAAAGGGCATATGGGTATAATCCTGTAGAAATATGGTTAAATGAAACCCAAACAATAAATGGACAAGAATACCCAGTTAATTATTGGTATGAGTTAGGTTATCAATATGGTTATCAAGATATTTTTTATACACAAACAAGTACTGATCCTAATACTGGAGATGAGGTAGTAACAAACGACTGGTGTTGGGTTGATTCAGATGGTGTTGAAGTAGCCCATTCAGATTTAGATTTTAGAGAAACAGTAATGCCTGGATTAATGAATCGTTTTAATGGTGAAGCTTGGGATTTATTAGATCCATGGATGGAGATTGCTCCCATAATAGGTATGGATTTTTATCATTATAAAAGAGATTTTTGGGTGCATGCTTATATAAATTATATTCTCCCATATCACAAATATGTTGCAGGTGAAGAAGAGTTTAGTTACTTAAATAGAAATAACTGGGGTAAAGGAGGATTAATACAAGACTCAGAACTAGAGCAATGGGATGATTACTCAGCAGGAGTTAGTTTTGGTTATAAATTTGGAAAAAACTTAGGAATTTTTGCAGAAGGTGAATTTTCAAAAATGTGGGATAGTAGATTATATCAAACTAGTTTTGGAATAAATTATACATTTAAGTAAAAAATGGCAAAACAAATAGGAGAAGAAACAAAGGTAACGTTAGATTTAAAAACTATCGGAATGGTACTAGTAGGAGTAGCTACTGTAGTAGGTATGTGGTTTGCTTTACAAGCTGATATACAAGATGCAAAAGAACTTCCAGTACCCCCAATAGATCGTATAGAATATGATTTAAAAGATGAATTAATCCGTCAAACCATTATGGATACCCAAGATGATGTTGAATCAATATTAGAAGAATTAGAAAAAATTGACCAACGTCTTTATGAATTACAAAAACAAAGATAATATGAGAAATCTATTAGTATTATTATTTTTATTTCCTATATTTATTTTTGCTCAAGATAGAATCCCTGAAAAATATTGGATTAATGATAATACTTTTGAAGGTGTAATTTCTCCTAATGGAGGATTTGAAGATGATTATCATGAAGTTATTGTTATTGAGTTTTATGCAGATTTTAATAAAAGTAATGCATTTAGTGATTGGAAAAAATTAGATGATTTAGAAGGGGTTAGTTATTATCGTATTGATATAGCAACCTCCCCTAAACTTAAAAAAGAATTAAGAATTCGAATGGCCCCAACTATTTTACTTTATCTTAAAGGAGATGCATATATAAAATTCACAGCAAAAGCAGGATTAGATTTATTATGTCCTGTAGACTATCCTAAAATGTTAAGAGCTATAGAAGTAGTTAAACAAGAATCAGCTTACTAATATTTATAATAAACAATTACTATAAAATGGTATTAAAATTAGGATCAAAAGGTTTAGAAGTTAAAAAATTACAAGAATTTTTAAATATTTTAGCTGATGGTAAATTTGGTAAAGGAACTGAAAAAGCAGTTAAAAAATATCAATCACAAAATAATTTAATTTCTGATGGGATAGTAGGCCCTGTTACTTTAGATTATATGGGGTTAATAAGTACAGACAATTCAGAATCAGTATACACTACATTTAATGATTTATTAATCCATAAACATTACTTACCTAAAGGTGAATATAAAGAAGGTAATATTGAACCTGAATTTTTATTCCTTCACCATACTGCAGGGTGGAATAATCCTTACAGAACAATTGATCATTGGGGGAGAGATAATAGGGGGGCAGTAGCAACAGAATTTGTATTAGGAGGACAATCAATAAAAGGAAATGATGATGAATATGATGGAGAAGTTGTTCAAGCTTTTCCTGAAGGATGCTTTGGGTGGCATTTAGGTAAAAATGGCTCACAACACATGCATGTTTATTCTGTTGGTATCGAAGTAAACAACTTTGGATACTTAAAAAATGGTAAAACATATGCAGGAACTACAGCAAATGAATCACAAATCGTTACATTAGATAAACCATTCAGAGGATATAAAACATGGCACAAATATTCAGATAAACAAATAGAATCTTTACGTAAATTAATTTTACACATTGCAGATAGAGATAATATAGATGTAAGAGCAGGTCTTCCTGCTTTAATTAAAGAAAAAGGGGCTAAAGCCTTTGAGTTTAATCCAGATGCTTATTATGGTAAAGTAAAAGGATTATGGACACACACCAACACACGTAAAGATAAATTTGATATGTTTCCACAACCAGAACTTTTAGAAATGTTAATAAATTTATAAACAATGCAAACTAAATTATCAATAGTGGGAATAACATCATTTTGTACATATCTTTGTACGTACTTTCTAAACTTATCAATGGAAAATATGGAACAGTATTTAGCTGTAGTAGCAGTATTATGGTTAGATGGCATATTCGGTATTTGGGCTGGAATAAAAAGAGAAGGATTTAAAACATATAAAGCTCTAAAAATAACAAAAAATACATTTGTGTGGTTAGCTATTTTAACAGTTATTTTAATGGTAGAAAAAGGATTTACAGGAGCAGGTTGGCTATCTGAAGTAATTATTGTACCGTTCATGGTATTACAGCTAATAAGCGCTCTTAAAAATGCATCTATGGCAGGTTTAATTAAAGTTAAAGAATTAAATAAAATTTTAGACCGAATAGATAAGCATAAGGGTTTTAGAAGCTAAAACTTTTTATTATGTTTGAAAAAATCAAAGAAAGAATATTCCCTTTCATTATAGCACTTTCTGCTTTATCAGTAAGTGCATCTGCTGCTTTTTATTCAATAAGTGGCCTTAGTAAACTATTTGCAGGAGCAACCTTTGCTGTTATCGTAATGGCAACATCTTTAGAAATAGCAAAACTAGTAATTGCATCTCTTTTATATCAATATAGAAAAGGATTACCTAAATTTTTAAAATATTATCTATCAGTAGCTTGTATAATATTAATTCTTATTACATCAATGGGAATTTATGGATTTCTTTCATCAGCATATCAAGAAACAGCAGCAAAAGCCGGAAATATAGATTCCCAAATTGCATTAGTTGAAACCAGAAGAGATAATACTAAGGGGCAACTTGACGTATATAACGACGAAAAAGAAAATATCAATAAAGCCGTTGCCGATTTACGTACTGGACTAGCAAACAACGTTATACAATATACAAACGCCGAAGGTGTATTGATTACTACAACTTCAAGAGCAACTCGTAATGCTTTAGAAAAACAATTAGATCAAGCTATTGATAGACAAACTAAGATTAATGATAAGGTAGATATTTTAAATGAGAAATTATTTAATTATGAAACAGAAATAGTCGAAATAAAAACAAGTAGTTCTGTCGCTAGTGAATTAGGCCCTTTAAAATATCTATCAGGATTAACAGGTTTACCTATGGATCAAATTATTAATTATTTACTATTAACTATTATATTTGTATTTGATCCTTTAGCAATTGCTTTAGTAATAGCTGCTAACTACGCATTTGAAAGAATACGCCCTATTACAAAAAAAAACCTTTATGGTGAAAAAGTTATAGTTAAACCAAAAGATAATGAAGAAAACATTGATGATGATAAATTTACTGATATTTATGATTACGAAATTGATAAGGAACCCACAAGCCATACAGAAGAATCGGCATTCCCACAAGGGTACTCATCAGAAATAGAACAATTAGAAAAACAAATTCAAAATACCTCAAAAAATCGAAAAAGAGGTCCTAGAGGTTTAGCAGCTTTAAACAAAAAGTTGAATAAACTCAAAGGAAAAAATAATGATGATGACGACTTAGTCATTCGTTATTAAAGAATATCCAATTCTGTTACTTTAGGTTGGATATATTGGTCAATTTTATTATCGTTCCGGTTCGACATTTGAATAATGTATATAGGTCACGATAAGTTATCCAAAGTAGCTGGCCACTACGTTTTCAAATATTAATTATTTATTAACCAAAATCAAAAAAATGAAAAAGATGATTTTAACACTAGCTTTAGGACTGTTTATTGCAGTTGGAGCTAACGCACAAGAAGTGCAAAACGCAAAAGGTGATTGGTACGTTGGTACTGGTAACATTGCAGATGTATCATGGACTGAATGGTCTTTAAGCCCAACAGTGGGATATGCTATAACAGATGACCTTATGATAGGGGCAAATGTTTCTCAAGCAGATTCTTCTAAGGATGTAAGTTTAGATCTACATGCAAGATATTTCTATAAAGGATATTTCGCATATGTAGCTACAGACGGACTAGACACAGATGGTATGAAATTAGGAGTTGGTAGAATGTTTGCCTTTCATAAAGGTGGAATGTTCCTAGATCCGAAAGTTGTGTACGATACACAAGCTAAAACTACTAACTTACAGTTAGGGTTTGGTTTGAAGTTTTAATTATTGTTTAACTTAAATTAAATTAAAATGGAAAATGTAATTAAGTATGTAACTGGATTTTTTGGAGGTTTGTTATCAATTATGATGGCAGTTCTTCCAGTAGCGATCCTATGGAATGTTTTAACTGGTCAAACTATATTCGGAATGGATGTAGTTGGTAACTTAACAGGTTTAATCTCAAGCTTTGGTGAGGGTGGATTTGTTGGTTTAGTAGCACTAGTTATTTTAGCTCAATTCTTTATTAATAAGAAATAAGCTTAATCTATATAGTAGAGAAAGGCGCCTTAATTGGCGCCTTTTTTCTTTCTATGCGAAAAAATTTGGAGAAGCGGAAGAGGGTTCGTATATTTACGTATAAATAAGGGCGTTAAGCCAAGTATAAATTAAATAAAAGTTATGTCAAAAGAAATTAAAGAAACATTAAAGAAAGGTAAAGTTGATTTTACAGTCACAGGTATTACTACTTATTGTAAAGGTGATGATGGTAAGTGGGGGATGAATCCAAAAGTATTTACTGTAAGTGAAAAAGGTGATTCAATTAATTGTGATTGGAATGGAATGAATGTTACTAAATGGGGTCCTACCTGTGTTACATTATATACATTTGATATGTTAGGTAAAAAATCAGTAGGGAAAATTAATTATAAAGACATTACACTAAAAGAAATAAAAGTAGAATGTTCAGCAGCATTAGATAATGAATGGGCTAACGAAAGTATTTAATTAAAAAATAAAATTATGTTTATAGACATTGAAGTATTAGCAGATCAATGGGAATTAGAACAAGAACTAATAACCCAACTCCAAGAAGAATTATTAGAAAACCCAGGAATTTTCCTTACTGAAGAAGGGGAAGAAGATGATTTACCATTCTGATATGAAAGTTCCAAATAATTTATATGTAAAGTGGACTGATAAAAAAGGCTATGGAGTCTTCACAGACACACCTATTAAAAAGGGAGAACTTATTGAAAGATGCTATTGTATAAAAACTGGTAGTCCAAAAGACCATGTTAATGGTACTTTAATGGATTATGTATTTAATTATCCTAGAGGTACTAGTATGGATAATGGAGCAGAACATGTATTACCTTTAGGTTTTGGTTGTATATACAACCATAGTAATGATAATAGTAATGCAATGTGGGATAATACTAAAGATATACCTTACCATTTTGATTTTATTGCTTTAAAAAATATTGAAGTTGGGGAAGAAATTTGCACTTATTATGGAGATGAATATTGGCCAACTAAAGACATATCACCAATATAACATGAAAACCCCTAAAAAACCAAGTGGAAGAAGAGCTTTACCTTTTTATTGGTGGAGGCGTTTTAGAACTCATAAATCTTTACCTTATAAATTTTCCCTTTTAGATAAAATTAGAAACGGGGATTTTGAATACCCAGAATACTTCCAACAAGCAGAATGGGAGTTAAAGTGGATGAAGGATGAACAAAAAGAATTTATTGATAATTACCAAGGTCGAGAACCAGAGCAAGATAGACTTTATCTTGAAATTGAGTTGCGTGCTAGGAAACGCTATAATAAATTGTTTGAAGATGGTATGAAAACCGAGTATGAAAGAATGGATGATTTAAAACAAAAATTGGGTAAAGTATTTAAAATTAGTAAACAAGAAGTTCAAGATATTATGGAACAATTTGGAGGTACTACTGAAGAGTTGTATTTTCACATAGCAAAGATTAAAAATTATAACATAGACACTTTAAATAAATTAAATGCAAGTAAAACTATTAAACATTACTCCTAATGCTGAAGAGCATATTGTGGAGATTGCACGTGTATCTAGTTCACGTAAGGATAAGAAGACTAATGCAGCAGGCCTTCTCAAATACCTTGTACGCCACAAGCACTGGTCGCCGTTTGAACATAGTCACGCGACGTTCGAAATTGAAACTTCCAAAGCAATCGGAATCCAGCTCATCCGCCACCGTTCGTTTTCTTTTCAAGAGTTTAGCCAACGATATCAAGATGTTAATAAAGTTGGATCCATTTTTGAACCCATCGAGCTTCGAGAACAATGCGAAGACAACAGACAAAGCTCAACCAAAGTAGTTAATCCTATTATAAAGGGAGTAGACCTAAAAACCATTCAAACTACAGCTTTAAACGCTATCAACGGACTTTTAAATAACTCCCATATTCTTTATAATCAACTTTTAGAAGCGGGAGTTGCTAGGGAGCAAGCTAGAATGATTTTACCATTAACTACTACTACTAAAATTCAAATGACTGGATCGATTCGTTCTTGGGTTCATTTTCTTGAATTAAGAGATGATGAGCACGCCCAAAAAGAAATACAACTAATAGCAAAAGAAATTAAAAAACAACTAAAAACAAACCTTCCAGTAATATCGGAAGCCTTAAATTTTTAAAATGATAGAATTTTTTAAACATGCTTTAGGATTATGTGGTGAACATTGGCACCCAAACATTTTTACAATTATCTTAGGTGGGCTTGGATTATCCGCTCCATTTTCGTATATTAAATACAAATTAAACAGTTATGGCAATAAAAATAAGTCACGAAACACCCCTATGTCTATTAAACGATAGTAGACGATTTAATGATTATGACTATTGTCTTCCCCATTTATTGGATGAAGAACCAGGTTATTTAGAATATTTTTTAGAATCTAAAAGACAAGGTCGTTATATTATAATGGATAATTCTCTTCATGAATTAGGCGAAGCCTATAACCATGAACGTCTTGTATATTGGGTTAATGAATTAGAACCTAATGAATTTATAGTACCAGATGTTTGGGAAAATTGTGTAGAATCTATTCAAAATGCTGAAATATGGAATATTTATGATTTTCCTGAAGGAGTTGAGAAAGTTGCTGTAGTTCAAGCAAAAACAATTCATGAAGCTTCACAATGTGTTAAAGCTTATAAAAATTTAGGTTACGGTAAAATTTGTTTTTCATATGGGGCTTCTTATTATAATGATGTTTGTCCTCACCCAAATAAGGATTTAGGTAAAGCTTTAGGAAGACTTTATGTAATTTCAGCTTTAATGAAAATGGGAGATATTAAACAAGATGATAGAATTCATTTATTAGGATGTGCTGTACCCCAAGAGTTTGGGTGGTATGAAGGTATTAATTGCATAGAATCAATTGATACATCAAACCCAGTTATGGCGACATTAGAAGATGTTCAATATAGAAATTATGGTTTATATCAAAAACCAAAAGCAAATATGAATGATTATTTTTATATGT